ATTCCACTCAAGAATAGTGCGCAAGTCACGCAAATTTTGCAGTGCTAGTTCTGAGGCATATTCGATGCCTCGTTCATGAAACGTACGCTTGATCATCGTACGGTTTGTTGTGATGCGCTGCGATTTTGGCAGCGACGAGAAACCCATATTGATACAGGCATAACCATAATTACGCATAAAGCCCTCCTACAAGCTTACACATAGTATAACTGATTGTAGAAGGGCTGTCAAGTGTTTTTATTCGGGATCTGAATAAAACTGGTCTGCTGATCCTTCTCGGCGATCAAACTTCTGAACGACCTCTTCGTCCATTAGTCTAATGATGTTGTTTTTAAATTCTTCGTCCGACTGAATAAGAGTAGTCCACTTGGAAGGCTGGAACTTTTTCTCGTATCCATCCGGCATCCTGAGTGTATACCACGCACCAGCACTTGTAAGGTGTTCAGAACTCTTAACCGCATCAAACCAGCTTTCTTCGTCTCGGATTCCGATATCTTCAGTACCCCACAGGATGCGGAAGGCACAATTTCTACCTTGTGTTCCGAAGCGTGACTTTTCTAGCTTAACTTTAACTTCCGATCCGATTCGGAAGCCTTTATCATCCTCAATGAAAGCAGACTTAGCTTTTCGTCCCGTTAGCCAAATACGTAGAGAATAAGAATAGTGCATCGCCTTGCCGCCGGGTGTCATGTATGGCGTTGTCATTGCCACAATCCGAGCATTTGGACCTTGTGGAATGTTAGTCTTAAGCTGGTTCAATACCAAGAACGTGGCTTGCTTATCTGCAATAGGGATAAGTAACTTAGACATCCCCTTTGCAAGAATGCGAGCCTTTACTGCCATTGAAGATTGAGGATTGAAGTCCCCCTCAACATCTGAAATAGACGGGGTGAGAGCCAGAGAATCCCAAATAAAAAGCAATTGTTCGTCTGTTGCACCAAGTAACTCTTCCACCGTCTCCAAAACAAACTCGACAGATGATGCTTGGACGTACATTAAACGCTCTAGGTCGCATCCTGCTCGCTCTAAAAAGGTTGGGTCGATGGCAGACTCGGAATCGAAGTAAACGACCATCTTGCCTGATTTCTGAGCATTTGCTGCAACTTGGGCCGCCATGTAAGATTTACCAGTGGACTCCAACCCTGCGAGTTCTGTGACCTTTCCAACCGGGATTCCAGCTACTTGTCCCTTGCAGATAATAGAATCTAACCATCGAGATCCTGTTGATATCCATTCCTTAACCTCTGTCGGGTTCTCTCCTGTTAGATCGTGTGCAACATTACGACCTGCTTTTTTGTTTACTAATTTCATTAGGTCCTGCATTGAAACACGACCTGCTTTGGCTTTAGCCATATACTCTCCTTTAAATATTAATATCTAGCATTACGCAGGCAGAGGAGATTCCTCCCCTGCTCTTACCTCGTACATCTATCTTAACACGTTCCGCCACGCTTTGCACGTACTTTTCGTCGATATGTTGAAAATAATTTGGTGTTAAAATATACTCCGCGACACCCACAGTTCCTGCAAAGTCGCGACGACCGGTTAGCATTTCTTCAACTATGGCTTTGCGTATCTCTATGTCGCTCAATACTTCGTTTAAGCGTTCATTAATAGGTTTACGATCATTCTTAAACCACGCATCATAATCCAGCGCTGTTTCGAACTTTTTTGGTTTTCTTGTGCGGGCTTTCTCTATGTTATCTGCGGAGACCATATTGTTGGGAAGGTTTTTGACCATGCCAGCGACCCCTTCAAGCAGGCTTCGGCGTGCTGGTGAAAGAGAAAGGGCGACCTTTTTAAATATCTCCGCAGTCCTAGGCCCTTCTGCTGTGGATAATCTGACGGCGCCTGATTTTTTAACAGAGATGCCTATCCATTGTTCTGTTTTTAGAACAATCCACAAGTCAGCCTTTACTTCTCCCCCCAATCCTTTAAGCTTAATTTCACTTCGATGAATAGCTTTTCCATTAGGGAATTTCTTAAGTAAAAATGCGGCTGCATTGCAAACTTCGGTCGCATGGCTGCTGAAGTTTTTCTTATTGTAGCAGTTCACAATCTTTTTCTCGTAATCTACTCCGGTAGTTTTCATATCGCCACTCCTTCCAAGTGACTCAAAAATGACTTATCTGTGGTGGTAATTTCCATTTCCTCTTCTTCAGTGTCAATCACAAATCCCCACTTAAACTGAAGATGTGGGTTTTCCAGAAAAGTTTGTGCCGACCGTGGATGCTTGCTGGGTGCATCAATATGATAAAAGTTTACACGATCATCGATGGTTTGTCGCAAGCTACTCTTTAATAACGAATCTAAAGCATTATAAGAATTTAACTTAGATACTGTAGAGCGCATGGGTTTTACTCCTGTGTGCTCTGGTTTCAGATTTTTATAGACTTCAACCGCTTCTTCAAAGCTGCGTGCAAAGTGAGTCTGTCTCTTAGGAACCATTCTTACTTTGTGCTTAGTATGAGTTGACGAATGGGGCTTGCGTCTCTTTAAGTCAAAATCGCCGCGGGCGCATGCTTCATAATATTCTGCCATATTTTCAATTGATTCTACGTCGCAAAAAATGGGGAATTCATGGGCTTTATCCTTGTGATAACCCAACACTCGACCCACTGATTGTGCCATATCGGCGTCGTGCCTGCCGCTTCTTGTATCATTCTCATACCAAGCGGCGATGTGGTCCAGACACAAGGTCTTACCTTGCTTGTATGAACGCTTGACTAACAGCACTGTTGGCTCTGATGGTGGTTCCCAAAGTGTTTTTTCAAATTCAAGAATATTGCGACTTCTCGATTCAAACACTTCCAATTTAACCCCTGCCTCTCTGCAGGCTTCTCTGAAGAGTCCTTCCTCGCTAGAAACGGTGCAGCGTGTCACGAAATATCCTTTAGACGCATATGTTTTGATTAGTTCAGCCAAACGTTTGACGAATATTCTGTTTTGCTCTGTTTTATATTTCTTTCTTTCTTTGCCCTTGATGTGCTGCGGGATGTCCCTCTTTATGTGGGGCAAAAGACGAGCATCTAACATCAACTCCTTCAAGCCAACATAATTTGTGCCACTCTCTAAATAAACCTCACTAAACTTCCCCCATTCATTTTGAAAAACATCATAAGTGAACGGTGTCGCACTGACCAGAAGCATGTGAATATTCTTGTCTGCGTCTTCTGACCCGGGCAAGCTTTCACATACGTCCCTAAGAAACTCTGGAATCTTTTGCATATCTTCTTGAGATTTGGCTCCGATTCCGATGTGAGCTTCATCAAAAATAACCAAGACTTTGAGTCCAAGCTTTTTAGCATCACCAATGTGTCGACACAGCTCGTCGTAAGCGACACCTCGCGAGTAAATATCAGCAGCATGCCAGACTTTTGATCCCAATAGGTTCATTGAGACCTTGGGGTGCTTGCGTAGTCTATCTAAGGTTTGATTTTTTAGAGCATTATCTGATGGACCAAAAAATAGGAACTTAAAACCATCTGGATACAACTTCTCACAGAGGTGTATGGCGGCTCCCGTTTTCCCTGATTGCATGCATGCGGTTAGAAGGGTCCACAAAATACCCTCAACAGCTATTCTTTCGTATAACAAGTTACCTGCTTTTTCTTGATTTGTGTAAATTACTTGTTCTGTGTTACTTAAGTTAGGTTTCATTTTATTATCCTATAATTAATATTTCTGATGAGTTTCCCATCTTCTTTGTTGTGTCCTTGTTGGCTTGATTCTTCATGCCATAAGCCCATTCAGCTTCAATTATTTTATAGCCATCGTACATTTTTCTAATCGTTTTGCAGTCATTATAAGACATAACCCATCCTGACCTTTTTGTCAACAAAGAATACAGTCTTTCATGATCAAATGAGCGATGTAGATCTCCGTTGGTGCCATATAGAGCGTTTTGGGTGGTGGGTAGCATATACGGCGGATCAAGATACAAAAAAGCTTTTGGATGATAATCCATAGCATCTTCAAAATCCGCGTAATCTACTCTAAAATTTTTAGCTTTAAAATCTCTTAATCTCTGTACAGAAGACTCTGTAAATCGTGCGTAGGAAGCGCGCTTTGACCAGCCGCCACTGAATGTTGCACCTGAAAAGCTAGCTCTATTGATGGCATAATACTTGGCTGCTTTCTCGTATGAAAACATGAAAGAGGGGTCTTTTAATTGTTCCCGAAAAGCACTAAAATCTTTTTTTGAACACCCTTCAACAAGTTTTTCCACACCTTTTTCTGCAATCCAGAGGTTTCTTACTGATTTCGGAACGTCGCTAGCCTTCTCTTCGATCCAGTATTGCTCTTGCAGATTTTGTACCTCATCGGCTAATTTATTGTTGTCGCCGCAAAGTGCTTGCCAAAACCATACAAGCTGCTTCATCTTGTCATATCCGCGGACTTCAGTGCCGCGAGCAGCTATAGCTAGTTCCACCGAACCACCCCCGAAGAAAGGCGAGCAAACTCGCTCGACATCTTCAGGGATGTGGGGTAAGATATATTTAACGGCTCTGGATTTGCCGCCGGGATATCTAAGTGGTGTTTTCATCGGTTGTTTTTGGTTTCTTGAATGTGAACTCTAAGGTCTTGTGCTGTGATCTTGATCTCTTGCATCGTCTTGCGAACACGTGTTCCGGCCGCGTTGTTTCCATCATTATAAAACTTATTGAGATCGTTTCGTGTTGCAACAAGCAATTGAATCATGTTTTCTAGCATATTTGCTTCTTCACTCATGTCTTTCCTCCTTTTGAATTTAGTAAAGCGGCAGACTTTACACCGGTCTGCCAGCGGCTATTTACTACTCAGTTGTTGTTTCGGTAGTTGTGTTAGTGGTCGTGGTACCTTCCGTAGTGGTTGTACCGGTCGCTTCCGTTGTTGTAGTAGTACCGGTGGTAGTACCATCAGTAGTGGTCGAAACCTCTACTGTCTCAGTGGTCGTCTCCGTAGTTGTCCCAGCATCCGACGTGACTGTAGGATCTACAGTACATGTCCCATACGAGGTTGCTACCACAACTGCGCCCCCAACAAGGGCTACGCGAACCTTCCAGCTAGCGAGTAGTGACTTTAACCATTCCATAACATTTCTCCTTTTTTGTTATAAAGTACGGCATCCTATTTAAACCGGGATGCCAGCGGCGATATACAAGCCGGCTACTTATTGGCCATAAGTTCATCAAACGCTCGGTCCACATCGCTAGTTGCTTCTTTCGTGTTATTATAGCGAGTGGTCTCAGACGAGCGAGACTCTGCACTCATGTCGCCTGCAAGTTGCTCATCAAGAATAGCATCAATCTCTTCGGGGGTTTTACGCTCGAATAGTCCATCAAAATCTGGCATACTATCAAGGAGGGCGGAGATAGCTTCTTTGTCTTCAAGCAGTGGTGAAGTATTTCTGCGCATCTTTAGGCTTGTTTGTGGGTATGCGCCCGGGGTGGTGGGCTTTGTGTATGTAAGTGAGATGTCTGTTCCCTCTAGGGTATCAGTGATATCTCCGTATTCGGGATCAAGAATGTATCCCAAAAGTAGTTCGTAGGCGCGCTTTCCGTATCCATACACCTTGATACCTTCTTCTTCTCTGCCGCGTACGACGACTGGTGAAAAGAACCGCGCTCGAACAAACAGCGACTTAGCAAGCTTTTTGCTTTCCTCGTCGTTGTTGTCAACTCCTTCCTTCCATACGGAAGAAGCGAAATCGCAAATTGGGCAACGATCCCCAAAGTTTCTCTTTGGACATGGGATGCCGCCGCGGTGATCTCCAACATTGTAGTGGAAATACATTTCCTTCAAAGGATCCCCATCGGATGTTGGGATAATCCTGATTGTCTGTTCTCCCTCATCTGGCTTAAACCAGACAGAGTTTCTATCTTCCGAACCTTCTCCACGAAGAGTCGCAAGCTTCTTTCTCATTAGTTCCATATTAATTGACATTTTTTTCTCCTTTTGTGTTTAATAAAGTATGCCAAGCTTTCCTTGACACCTAATGTAACACCCTTGCTCTAGCTTGTCAAGGGTTTTTGTTGTTGTATTGCGTTAGTATGGGCAACGCAGAACCCAAAGTCTTGTAAGTGAGTCTCGTAGATTCCATAAGAAATTCTACGAAAAGTGTTGTGTGGTTTCTTCTTTAATTTGTTAACTAGGCTCTTGTGCAAGCCTGCTTCGCTCTCTAATCTTTCGTTGTTTATACACAGATAATAGCACATATCTCTCGGGGCGTCAAGCTCAAAAAGCCAATTTTCTTCAAGATTTTTCATATTCAGCGCCGCTATTGAGCGAATTCTGTTGATCTCCAGGGGCTTCACTAGAAGTCCAATTTCGGGCTCCGTGTACGTGAAAAAATTTAAATAATGGATTGTACTAAAAATTGTATTATTGAGTGATTGGTAATAATTTTTGATGGAGATGTCTGGAGACATATTTTCTATCTCCAAATTAGAAATGATTGTCATGTTTTCAAAAACTCCCGATCTTGCATATTCTTGTAGCACGCCGAATGTCATGTTTTCTATCAATCTCGGAGTTCCTGTTAAAAGCTCTATATCGGGTTTTATATAAAATACTTGTATGCTTTTGTGGCTTAGCTGTTGCAAAATACCTAATGAGTAGTTTGAACTATAGGATGCTCCGACTATGAATACTTGCACAATATCATCTACATTTGAAAAAAAATCTGTCAGATCTGGTACGTTCTCTTCGTATTCTTCCGGATTTTCAAATTCTTGCAAGCGGTATTGATATTTGCTCTGCCTTTCTACATTGCTTCCCAATAAATATACGTTATAGTTTTTTTGAGTTTTGAAATTTTTCGCAATCTCACAAGCTGCATTCCCGACACCCACTATTGAAATCATACC